CGACATTATCGATATTAAAGGTATTCAAAACGCGCACAGGAATATCCGCGCGCACAGCGGGTTGAATGGTGCGCGGATGTAAAACTTTAGCACCAAACATCGCTAACTCGGCAGCTTCCTGGTATGATAGCTGTTTCAATAGCTTAGCATCTTTAATCACACGTGGATCCGCTGAATAAACACCATTAACATCGGTCCAGATTTGAATTTCTTCGCTTTGCACGGCATAACCAATAATCGCGGCTGAATAATCTGATCCGCCACGTCCTAAGATCGTTGTCTCACCAGCCGTATTTGCACCAATAAACCCAGTTATAACTGGCACAATACCTTGTTCAATTAATGGCAATATGGTTTTTTTACAAGCTTTTTTAGTTGCTGCATCAATAAAATCTGCTCCACCAAATTGCTTAGTGGTAATAATACAACGCGTTGCTAAGACTTGTTTCGCATTCACGCCATTGCTAATTAAAAATAAACTGATTAATGCTGAAGAGATTTTTTCACCAAATGAAACTACACTATCATGCAGTTGAAGCTGATTCACTAAACCATGACTATGTAGCAATTCACGCAACTTATCCAAATAATCATGGACTAATTTAAAGGCGCTAGTTTGCAAATCCATATTTGCGGCAAAAATAGTTTTAATCCACACATCATGTTTCATAAAAATTTGCTCAAACAAATCTTCTTGTTCGTAATCTAAGATTGTATGACTTAATTTCACCAATAAATCGGTAATCCCACTTAAAGCTGATACCACCAAAATTGGTTGCCGATTTAATTCACGCTGCACTAAAGTATTTATCGCTGCAACACTGTCAGGTTTAGTTACTGAGGTTCCACCAAATTTCATTACTAACATTTATTATCCTTCTCTTATTTATATCATGACCATTTTAATTTACTTAATTCAGCTCTCATTTCACTACTTCTATTTATACTCTTCACTGATTTATTACATCAACATGAATAAACTTTCCACCCTCAAGCGTCTTAGTATTGGTGTATAAAATATTAATCAATAAATCATGACAGAAAGCATATTTTGTCATAAAATTTAAGTCGCAGCAAGCAGTTAGGAATTAAACCCCAAAAGATTAGTTAATTAAAATCTCAATCTAGCTAAATTTAATTTATACAGCCGTTATTTTAACGCAAAATATCAATTAGTGCTGATGGATATGCGTTTAGCATACTCCACTAGATAAAACTTTAATATGGTTGAGGGTGAATTTAATAGTAGGAGGTTAAAATTAATAATTTTCTAGATGAATGGTGGGGCGTGTCAGGCTCAAACCTAATTATTTTATATTACTGACTTATAATGTTTTATTCAATCACTATAAAATCCTAGGTCAAATCAGTGGCAGTTTTTTATAAATTAGCATTAATCATTGAATCTTTTCACTGAGAAAATTCAATCATGAATGCTCTATTCTAAGTACAAGAAAGAGAATTATATCATGAAAATCAATTCAAATCACCCTCTAGCACGTCATGGGTTAGTAGTAGGAGAGCAAGTCAATCACAACGGAATCAACTATACAGTCGAGAATGAAAGTTTTGGACGGTATGACTTGGAGCCAGACCGATTGTGTAGCTGGAAAGGTAGAACAGTTTATTAACAGGTCGCATTTATATGCATCCTTTTTTATTTTGTTAAAAACAAAAATGTCAAAATTTAGATAATGTTATCTAGTTTTTTACAAATTTGACATCATATACGATAGAATAATGCTTAAGAACTGAAAAACTTCCATAAGTTTATAAAAAAACAGCTAACTATAGACCATAATTAATTAATCTAAGTTTATTGACATGAAGAGCCACGTTAAGATACAATATAACCATTAAAAAGGATATAAGCCATGCATACTATTGATTACATTCATAAACTTAAAGAAGCTAAATTTAATGATGAGCAAATTTCAGCGATTGCAACTATTGTAACTGATATTGAAGAAAAACAAAAAAACCACTTAGTTACCAGTGAAAAACTAGATAAAACAATTGCTGAATTAAAATTTGAATTAATCAAGTGGATTGTAGGTACTGGGCTTGCAACAATATTAGCGCTTGCTGGATTATTAAAGTACATGGTACACTAAATTACCATGCACCATGAGACCAAGTTTTTACTTGGTCTTTTTTATTGATGATTTGACATGAATAGCCATATTACGATAGAATAATACTAGCATTATGGTAAATAAACGTTATGAAATTTATAAATGGCTGTCAGATACTATTAAAACTCTGTCATGGGGTGCTAGTGGAATGATGGCATATTTTAGTATTGGTGCGCCAAGTATCCGCTCAGTATTAACTATATTGTGGTACTTTGACGGTTTACAAATATTCGCTTTTAAGTTGAATCTTAAGGCATTGGAAGAAAAAGGAGAATAACATGGATACAGTTATGTGGATTAGCTTAATAATAGCAATCATTGGTTTAATTGCGTTATTCATTCCAACAGGTAAACATAAATCGAATAACCACAGACCCCAACATTAAATACACCCCAGCATTAGCGTGGTTTTTCATATCAACTTGACAAGAATGATGATTTTATAATAACATACTGCTAAACATGGGTAGTAATTACTATCCACTATTGGCGGGATTATGATAAACTTTAAAAATTACGAAATATTAAAAACAATTTCAGAACAACTTAGGTTATTAAGCTGGGCTATTGGTGGGGTTTATGGAATATTAAATCAATACTTTGGCATATTTCCAACATTAGTATTTATTATCTATAACTGGGCTATTATTCAGTTTTACTCAATTTACATTCTGAATGTAGCACAAAAATATAAAAAGGAGTAATGATATGTTAGTTGGTGTTATATCATCAATTGTAATAACAGTGTTATTTGGGGTTATAACATATTATGTGACACATACTAAAACCAATAATAAAAAGCCACATACACACAACCATGCTTAACCGCAAGACCAAGTTTTTACTTGGTCTTTTTTAATGATGATTTGACAGAAAGAGCCATGTTGCGATAGAATACCGCTAGGACTTAGAAACTCCTTTTTTCAACAGGCGGATTCGCCTATACCGTCATATGGCTTTTTTTATATCTATACCCAGCATTGGGTGATCATTCTCTTGACTTCGGCAAAATGATACAACCATTTTCCTGACTTCACGAAAATGGTACATCAATGTCGGGGTGAGCGAATACAAGAGCCGTAAGGTAAATAAGCTCAGCCGTCCTGTTGCGGTGTTTCTAACCCCCGACTTCCTACTTAGAAACTAGGAAAAATAGAAACAAATCTTTCAACAGGTAAATCATCATGTCTAATACATTCAAACTGCCCTGCGGTAGCATTGTCACAAATAATCAAACAACTTATGGTACTCTTGAAAATCTCTACACCATTGATTTGGAAAAAGGTTTAGTTTGCGCTAAACATTTTTTAGAAGATATGAAAATAACGTGGAGTATTGAAGCGGTTAATATGGAGTTTAACTTCGATATTATTCCGATTTATCAAGTTGATGCCATGGACTATTTTCACTCAATCACCAAACAGCCATTTGTAAAACCTCTCGATCTTCTATTACTACTCACGCTCTCCAAAGACAAATATTACATTAAAAGAACGCGAGATTTTATCTGTTCCACATTAATACCCTTTATCAATAAGAATAAAATTAAACATGATGATTTTAAAAAGGAGACTATCATGTCCAAAGTCACGCCTATAGAAAACCACAGCCAAAAATTTCACAGTGATTTATTTGGCGATTTAACCGTTTTAACTCATGCCGATGGTAGCCTATGGTTTATTGGCAATGAAGTATGTGAAAAACTTGGATATAGCAACCCAAGAAAAGCTATTTCAGATCATTGCAAAGGGTGTAACGAAACGTTACTACCCTCTAAAGGCGGTATGCAAACAATGAAAATTATCCCAGAGCGCGATGTTTACCGCTTAGTTATGCGCTCTAAATTACCAACCGCAGAAAAGTTTGAAGAATTTGTAGTCAGCGAGGTTTTACCATCAATCCGCAAAACTGGCGGTTATGGTCAATCTAATGCTGCATTACCGAATTTTGCCGATCCTGCCGAAGCCGCAATTGCTTGGGCGAACCAGTACAAAGAAAAATCTGCATTGCAATTAGAGCTAAAAGCTAAAGATGAAATATTAGAACAAGCTAAACCAATGATTGGGTTTGCCGAAACTGTACAGAAAGCCGAAAAAGGTATTTTAGTTCGAGAGCTGGCATATTTAGCACAAAATGAGAGTGAAATTAAAATTGGCGAGAAAAGATTATGGAATTGGCTAAGAACCATGGGATTTGTGCATCAACGTAGTACTAGGCCTATTCAAGAATATGTTGAGCGTGGCTATTTTGTGATGCAGCCAACAATTGTGCACCATCATACAGGAGCGCAAGAGCATATGACCACCAAAATTACAGGTAAAGGTCAAATTTACTTTATTAACAATAAAAAAGGAGAAACAACATGCCAGAATATATAGAGTATTTCAATGGTAAACCAGTGCGGTTTAAATCTGAGGGTGTAGAATTATGGGTGAACGTCCACGACATTAGTGGATTAATTGATAATAACTCATTTAATTAGAAAATAGCCTAGTTTTTACGCTAGGCTATTGTTTTATTTAGCGAAATAATTGTAAATAAATGCAATTATTTTGCTTTACCCCTAGACAGCATGGTTATGCCCATGCTATAATACAGTACTAAATCAAAGAAAGGAGGTTAAAAAATGAAAAAACTAGAAATAATTATCGCAGTTTTAACAATAGTTAATTTGTTGCTCGACATAATAACAAAATTTAAAACTTAGATAACCCGAGGGGGAAACCCCTCTTCTAGTTCTTTGACGTAATTATAACATTAATTTTATTAAATAATCAATTTTTGGAGTAACAAATTATGTTTAGTGTCTTTAAAATAATTCTTGACGTAGTGTGTATTATTGGACTTAGTTGGATAATATACAACCGCATCAAAGAATGTAAAAATAGCAAACATTAATAACCGTAGGCGGTTAACCACCGCCTTTTTTGGAAGTATAATATGGCACGTTCTATTATAGCTGAAAAACGCTATGCAGAAAAAATAAAAGGTACTCGGGCATCAATAAATATCCCTAAAGGCTTACGCGATCGTCTCAAAGCTCGCGCTGAAGCCGAGGGTGTTACTATGATTGAATTGATTGAAAAGTTATTGGATAAATAGCCCCGAAAGGGGCTACCCTTGATGTAAAACCAGTATCTTTAAAATATCTTTCAGCTGCCACGCAATCGGCGTAACAACCCCCAACACTATCAAAACGCCCCATGCTAAGCGGCGTAGTTTTGGTTTATCTTCTATTTTATCAGCCATATCATTAGCTCCTTTATTGACAAAAAATCCAAACATCTATATAATTACTCCTGTATAAAATGAAAACCCCGACATATGAGCTTCCAACTCGTCGGGGTTTTGTGTTTTGTGCGATCTAAACTTTCACATTCTTACGACTTTTAATCTGAATTAATTGTATTTTTATCCTTATATCTGATTTTAACTTTTAAATTCAATGGGTTATAACCCAACAAAAGAAGTAATATAATAACCCACCAAGCATTATATTTAATAATTAAATACACGCCACCCGCTAAAATAAACATATTCCACAAAACCGCCATGCAAAAGATTAAAGCTTTATCCATGATAAACCTCTAATAATCTATAAGTAAGTAATGTTACACATCCAGCGCTAATAGCAAAATACAAAAATATTCTAACCGCTTTACTACGTTCAATAATTTTAAGCATTTTATTTAAATCCCCCTTGACATTAACCATAAACATAAACTATAATCCTCTTTGTATAATTCTATTTAAATAAAAAATCCCGACATATGAGCGCTAACTCGTCGGGGTTTTGTGTTTTCTATTGGTGAAATAATTAGAACAATTTAATTTGAGCTTGATTAATCAAATTAATAAGAATACATTTAGCTTCTTGCTTTTGCTTGCGTTGAATAGCACCAGCCTTACCCCAAAGACTACCATTAACTTTGATTAACTCCATATCATCGTAAGCGGATTTAATCCTAGCTTTGAGAGAATTATTTTCAAATTCAAGTTCTGACACTCGGTCAATAATCTTTAGTCTTAATTTGGCAGAATAACCAGACGTTAAACAAAGCGTTAATCTTTTATCCAAATTAAAGCATGGATTCATCTTTCCAGACTTATTTTGTACTGCGCTGAAAACTCAGCTGAGCTAATTTCTAACTGTTCTAGCATAGTTTTTATATCAGCCATTACATTTCTGTGTTGTTTGCCGCACATCGCAGCAATTTCTAAACTGCTCATTATCACAACGTTATTTATACGTTCTTCTAATTTAATTAAGTGCATATCATTATTCCTACTAAAAAAGCTCCACTAAAAAGTGGAGCTTAAAATTTACTGATTATTTGAACTATATTGGTTTAGATCATCTTACCAACCTTAAAATCAGCTAACGTCAACCCACCAGTAAACTGACAATGCGCCAATTCTTTAAACGATTGCCAACGTCCAGCCCATTCAAGCCCAACACTTTCAGCAATTTCACCGCATTTAGTAAATAACTTGGTATCGTTCCACGGGATTTGTCCACCAACCACTGGCGCAAAATCAAAAGCTACTTTGTAGTTGTGAAATGATTGACCAGCTTTAGCATTGGTCACAATCTTGCCAGTTGCGGTTCTGCCCTGAGCATACAGCGCATTTTGACTTTCGGCATCGCGATATGTGCTAGTTATAATTACTTTAACGCCCTGCTCTGCACATTTAGCGATAAATTGCTCACATAGCGGTTTTACTTTTGGATGTAAATCATTAATATCTTTACTGTTAATCATGTTTAACCCTTATCGTTTTATTTATCAGAATCGTCAAAAGAATTAACGTATTTCTGAGTACCCGTGATATTCTTGATGCATACCCAAGTTTCCTTGGACGATGCAAAAGCATTAAAAGTTACAAAACCAAAAGCCAACAATAATTTTTTCATGATTAATTCTTTCTAAATTCACAAGTTAGATTATATGTGCCACGGCAATAACTTGCACTTACCGCAGCACTATTATAATAATTAGACGCGCAACTAGATAGCATTAGAGCTATTATGCTTAATACTAATATTCGCAGACGCATTCGTGCCCCCATAATTAATATTGGTACCAGATTCTTTGCTATAATCTGTGTGTGTTTTGTTAGTATCAACATTCAACGATTGAACACCTGAACACGCTACCAACACCACACAACTCATTAAACTAATTAGTCTTTTCATTCTTATCACCTCTTCTTAAAATAAAATTAACAATACCTTCTGCGCTACCTTTCATTACTGCCACTAGCACAATCAGTCCAATAATATACAAACCCTCACGCGCCAAACCCTCTTGACTTAGCCAAGTCAAAAACTCATGTAGCAAATCCATTATTCACCACGCTTTTTGTATAAATGTTTAATAGCAAACTTCCAGCAGGTGAATATAATAATGATAATGATAATCGCTTGATATGAGATTGTCATTGCCACTATGCTATGTGTTTTGATGAATCCATAAATCAATATTACGAATGAACCAATATCGGTATAATCCCGAATTTTCGGCAGCGGTATAACAACTGTTAGTACGCTGACAATTCCAGATATTACAATCAGCGTTCCGATTAGCGAGTGAATTAACTTTGCAGCATCGATAACAATTAACGAACCGATGATTATCGTTACTACTGCCAAGATAAATGTTAATTCATCTAATAGGTTACGTTTCCCTATCAATAGTTCTAGAATTCCTATTAAGACTTTCCTCATTTTTTCACCTCTTATGTAATAGTGGCTTGAATATAGAGAGTATCAATCAGCGCAGTAGCATTCTGTTGTGCATACATAATCGTTATCCGAACTCCGATGGCTGTAATATCAGTTGTAGATGTATCATCACAACTAAAGTTTGCAATCGTGTATCCATTTAACTCTTTACTGAGATCAACTTTCGTATATGTACCTAGATTAACTAATTGTCCAGTCGTGCCGACCTTACCAATGACCTGAAGATTAACATAATAATTAGCTTGCGTAACGGATTCAACATTATAGAATGTTGCTCTACCTGCAAGTTTCAGCGTTTTACCTTTTGGATAATTCAGACTAAATGATTGATCAATTTGAACAAGACCAGATTTTGCTGTTGTAAACAGCGTCTGTTGTTTATTTTGTGTTGAACCATAGTTAGACTTTAAAGTTATAACTGCAGGAGTCATATTATTATCTTCTGCATAAAGTATATGAGCTGGTACATTGAACTGATATAAAACTGGAGCTGGGTCTCCAGTATCACCTTTATCGCCCTTAACTCCCTGCGCTCCAGTGTCACCTTTTACCCCAGTATCACCCTTTGCGCCCTGAGCGCCGTCTTTACCAGCTACGCCTTGGATACCTTGCGCCCCAGTATCACCTTTTATACCTTGGAGTCCAGTGTCGCCTTTAATCCCTTGAATTCCCTGCTGTCCAGTTAATCCAGTATCACCTTTTATACCAGGTAAACCCTGTGGGCCAATGTCACCTTTATCGCCCTTGTCACCTTTTTGACCACCGCCACCACCAAATTGGCTCCACGCACTCCATTTTTTAGTGCCATAATCGTAATACTCTTGCCAGCCAGAACCATCACTATCAAAGACAGTTTGATTAACAACTTTATCGTAACTGTCTTTATAGGAGTAAACAACGATAGCTGTTTTAACTCCAGTTGCGGGTGGACCATTTAATAGTGTGGCATCGCTATAAATGCCATATGTACCCGCATCCAGCATGCTATGAAAATCAACAACTCGATTGCTCTGCTGAACTTGTGGACTAGCTAGCGCAACTGAAGCAGGCGCTGCTAAGGCAAAAGAAAACTGCGCTATAAGCGCAGTTACAAAAACTAAAAATAATTTCTTTATATTCATGGTTATAACTCCAAAAATTTCTGCATAAATTCTGGCGTGGTCGGCATAGTACTACTTTCACCGAGTGCTACATCTAATAACTCAATACGCCAAGCATCAAACTCATTAGATTCACCATCTTTCATTTTTGATTGATAAACATCATGCTCAAAGCGATCTGTTTTACACAGCATCGCGTTAGCTTTACTTTTTAAAAATGTTTCAGCTTCAATTGCTTGCTTTTCGGCTAATTCATTTGGTATGTATTCAAAATAGGTTAGCGATAATTTTTCAATTGGATTAATACCCTGTTTAGCTAGATTTTCTAAATCTTCATCCGAGTACGCATAAATAGCACCATTACTATTTTTGTATAATTTCATCGCAATTCACTCCATCTATTTAAAACTATATTAGACGCTTGCATCTGGTATGTTTGACCTGCAGGAACTATTGTGATATTGAACATTAGTTCTCCAGGGTTAGTAGAACCACCATTACCAGCAAGAGTAACGCCATTTACTATCGGGTAAATGCTAGGTGCAGCAGTTGTAGAAGTTCCTTGTACTTGCACAACAATTGCCTTACTTGTTGTATTGGTATATGTGATATTAAATCCTCTTGCTGTTGCTACATCATAATTCTGCCAATTTTGACTTATTCCGAATGGTTGATTAGTTAGGGTTGATATTTGCCCTACTAAAATAGCAATATCAGCATGAGTTGCAACCATTGAGCCACCTAATGCTATCATCGTCCATGATGCTTGGTCGGTATATAAAATACATGAACCACCGCTTGGAATGGCAATCGTTACAGCATGTTGAGTGCCATTATTAATTTGTTGATTAGCGGTGGTTGATATAGTCATACCGTAAGTAGATGCATTATATAGACCGACAACGCTACCGCTCGGTACTGTCGACACATTTGGCAAAATTAAATTTATATTTGGTGTGGTTGCTACATTTTCGATTACTTTACCCATGTCCGCAACTGATAATGTAGATGTCGCACCAACTGATGATGCTGTTTTAAAGTTACCTTTTAAATTGGATGCGAACTTAGTAGTCGCTAATAGTTCATTATTGGTTTCCAATGGTTGCGTAGATGCTGTAAACTGCCCTTTTATACTTCCATTGAGTAAAGTTGTCTCATCACTTACATTTAATGTTTTAAATTTTGCAGGCAATATTCCGTTATTTAAAATTTCATCAGTAACCAAATTACCATAATCAGTTTCATCAACAGTCACTTTAATGCGTTTATTCGTACCATAACCAATATGAATCTTATTTCCTAATTGATCAATTCCACCGCCTTGTTGAACTGGTTTATAATTAAGTTTAGGCTGATAATTTTCAGCAGTCGACTTTTTAATTAATTCATCTTGCTGAATGACATATCCAATATCAGCATAACCATCTAGCCGAATATTAAACTCTACAGCTTCAATATTTGAAATTCTAATCCTCGCAGTGAAGCTAATTGTTACAGCTTTAATATCATCCGGTGCCGGCTTATAGGCCTCATTAGCTATTCCAATCGCAATTAAATCACCGACATCATCCAAAATTCCATATTCGCGAATATACCACCCGCCAACATTCTCAGGAATGACTGTATTTAAAAGTAATGTATCTTTATTTTCTGGATCAGAAGATGAGCTGTTTATTGGTTTGCGATACTTTTCGCTTTGCAATTTTGTTTCTTTTCCTGTTGGGGTATAATTCCCATCACCAACAGCAAATGTGGTTAATTTAACCGTAGTTTGAGCAGCCCTTGCCGCTGCTATTTTAGCTAGTCCAACCTCTGTGATTATGGTATTTGATGTCATTGTTTATCTCTCACTGTAATATTGATAGTTGTTGCAATCGCTACATATGTAGTTGATTTTAGAGCTACATTTTGTATATAACTCAGCCAACTTCGAGTATTTTTATACTCTAAAATTAAAGCATTTAATAATTTCATTCTTTCTGGTGGTAAAGATTCTGTACCAGCGATTGAAATTTGGAAATTATATGGCTTGCCGCCATATTCAAACCATTCCAAAATATCACCGTGAAACCCCAATAAATTAAGCACATATTGAATCCCAGCTTTAGTACCTTTTAATTTTTTTAGCTGAATATAATTTCCAATAAAATTAATTTTGTCTTGCCGAGTGGTAATCAGTGTCATTTCTGGTGAATTGGCCATATTGCACTCAACAAGTAAATAATCTAACGTTAAATCATCCAGATAATTCAGGCGAGTAAATAATATTTTATCGATACACGCGATGATCTCATCGATTTCAGGCTGCACCGACGCGCAAATCCACTGTATTTCTTGACTAAATTTTAAAGTAGCTGGCATCAAGTCAATTAACTTGGTATTAAGTATATCCATTAGCAATCTTCCTCAATGCCACCAAACTCAACGCTACAGCTTATATTTTTGCCAACTTTCCACGAATTTAATTCCGTTTGAACCGGGTTATCAATTTGTGTCCGTCTAGCTCCTGCCGCCATAATTATTTGATTTAATACCGAGGGATTAATCGCGCGGCCAAGTTTAGTTTTAGTTAAATAAATGAAATTCTGTATCGCTTTATCAACGTTATCTTGCACTTGACTGATTTCAATACTGGTTTTAGAACTAATCCAGTATTTGAGCTTAATGCTGTAGTCAACTTGTGATGGTGCGATACATTCAACGTTATCAGTTAAAGGACGCTTATCGCTTGGATTACAAGTTGATAAGATTAATTCCAGTTCAGTTTTGGTTGGCATCCTACCATCAGCCATTAACGGTACGATTCGCACAACTCCAGGCTCAGGCGAATAAACTTCGACATCAATAACGTCAGTCGTGGCCGATTTAGCCCAATATTTATAGGCATTATCTGGACCAGCCGTGGACAACGCTTCAGGAGCTAGCAACCTACGCTCTCTTAATGAATCATTGGACTCATCATCAGCGCCACCCGCAGAATCATCGATATTAACTACTCCACCAATATAAGCGATAGGGTCAACCAGATTAGTTATTAACCCAGCCTTATACAAATTACCCGCATCACCGCCAATAGCAGCAACACAAATAATTAAAGCCGAAATATCACCTGGTTGAATAGTTACACTCTCAGGAACCTCAAAATAAAACTTACTGTCTGCAGTTACCCTGGTACCTTTTTTAATCGTTAATCCATAGCTTAACTTCTGCGTCATTGTAAAAATCATGCTAACTCTTGCTTTAACCGCTTCTTTAGCCTTTAGCCCAAAATCTGATACTCGATGCTTAAGATAATCATCTTCAGCATAAGCCAACAAATTCTGCTTACCCGTGAAATCAATCGCAGCGCGCATACTGACACATTGAGCGGTAAACACTTCAAAAAGAGTCATAGTTGGATCAGCTGGTGCTAAGGTTCTACCCGATAACTCTTTATACTTTGCAAGCATACCGTTTTTTATAGCATCAGGGTCTTTTGCCGCAAAGGTTATTGGTGGTAAATTGTAAATCATAAATATCTTTCATCAACTGATAATAAAATTTTTGGTGAGAGCTCACCATCGATATTAGCTTCGTTCCAACCTATCTTTAATATCTTGGCACGCGGTTCATATTCTTTAACTAGCTTAGTGAAATTCTGAGTGAATTTTATTTTAGCAACATCAACCGGTTGATCAATAATATCTGGATCTATACCCTTACTGCGTGCATAAGGCACTTCACCGCGTTTCAAGCTAAACAAGTGCAAGATATTTTGCTGCACCTCTTCTAAAACCGTGGTTGGCTTAAAATTTACCTCAGTTTTGCCAGCTAAATTTAATACAAGTTTCATATTTCACCAAATAAAAAAGACTGTTATTACAATCGGTTACATTACACACGCTGAGTTTAGCCAATTGAATTAATTTAATATTTAATTATACTCTTTGAATTTCACTGATAAATCTAGCTCAGTAATTTGCCCGAACCAGTTCACATCTTTATAGCCCTCGCTGGTTGAGGTAATCACATATTCACCCAACACATTTTCGCCTAAAATCAAATCGAAAATATCCCCATTGCTGCGATACTCATCAAACAAGATAAGAGCCTCGGCTGGATTAACCCCAAACCATGACGATAATTTAATGTTCAGACTTACTTCATCAAGATTTTCACCAATAAACTCAAGCTTGGGTTTTTCACCGACAATTTTATGCTCAGCATACTCAACCGATGAGTTATGCTCGGCATCGCTAAAGGTCATGGTCTTTAGCGGATTTACATAAAATATAATCTCGCCAAATCCACCAAGTTTACCCGTAGCAATGCTTATTAAACTATCAACGATGCTCATGCCATAATCCCTATGCTATTAATTGTTAGTTCCAATAAAAAAACCACCCGAAGGTGGCTTTAGTTATAACTATCTGTTTTGTTTCATTACCATTTTGGCGGGTATTGAAGTAATTCAATGGGTTAGCTAATTTACTTAAGAATGCTTGGCTTCATCAAATAATTTTAACTGAGCTATATCACATAAGGCATTAGCTATTTTATCGATAATTTGCCGATTTTTCTTTTGATCATTACCCATGCGACCCCAGTCAGTACCATTTAATGCTACACGTTTTTCTAAGTCCACCATATTATCAACAATTGTTTTAAATTCATGGTTACACTTAAACGCTTCTTGAAGAGCATCATAAATAAATGCCTGTAATGTGTAACTATATGACATTGCCATTAGCCATGATTCACGTTCTGGGAATTTATAGCATGGTATATCTTTGTATCCCCCATTATTTAAAGCTACTTTTGCAACAGCGTAAAATTTCGCTGTTGCACTTTCACCCAGCACAAGAGGTATTTTCCTCAAAAAATCCTTATGCTGCAATTTAGTAAACTGTTTATTTTTACCCTGTTCAAATTCTTGTTTACGAACTCGATTGATTAAATCAACCAATTCTAAACTCGTCATTGTTTTTTCAATTTCCACAGTTTCTACACCAGAAATTAATTTCAATTTTGCCATGTTATTTTTTCCTTAAAATTCTATTAAAATGCAATCGGCAATAAAAAAACCACCCGAAGGTGGTTTTAGTTATAACTATCTGTTTTACTCGGTTACCGGTTTAGCTGGTAACACTCAAATTAATGCTTGGTTGGCTCGGTAAAGAGTAACGCCAGATCATCGGTATCAACATACAACAGATCTTC